AAGAAGAAGAAACAGGTGTAAAGTTAGCAAGTGATTTAGATAAATTTGTAGACACAGATATTGCTGATGCTCTTATAGATTTAGGACAAGATGAAGAAGAACTACTAAAGGACTTTGAAGTTATAGATGAACAAGAAGTAGACTATGACAATGATGATGACCTAAACCAAAAGATTAAGGAGTTAAACGAGCAAACTAATCTAGCTAGTACAGGTAGTGCCAAGCCATATAGTGAAAGCAAACAAGATGGTAAGTCTAAACAAAAAGGTCAAGAGGATAAAAAATATTTAGTTAGATATATGTACAACCCTGCAAAGACTAAAGGCAATAGTAGAGAGTTTTGCAAAAAAATGGTAAGTGCTAAAAAGGTATATCGTAAAGAAGATATAAACGCTATGACTACTAAAGTTGTTAATGCAGGTTTTGGAAAAGGTGGTGCTGACACATATTCTGTCTGGTTATTTAAGGGCGGAGCGAGATGTAATCACAAATGGTTTAGACGCATTTATGCACGCAAAGAAGGCTCTAAAAGTCTAGGTAGTGTAATTAGTACAACAGAAGCTAAAAGTCAAGGATTTAAGCCTGAAACTAACGCACAAAAAGTACCTGTCGCACCTAAAGATATGAAGTATAAAGGTTATACTGCTGCTTATTGGAATAAAATGGGATTTAAAAACTAGATATGGCAACAGCATTATTTATAAACAGAACAGACCTTGTTAAGAATAGTATCCTTGATGGTAATGTAGACAGTAACAAGTTTATACAGTTTATCAAGATAGCACAAGAGATACACGTAAGAAACTACACAGGTAGTAAGCTATACGACAAGTTACAAGCTGATATTATTGCGGACAATCTAACAGGCGATTACCAAACGCTAGTAGATGAATATCTTGCACCAATGCTTATCCATTTTGCTATGGTAGAGTATTTGCCTTATTCAGCTTATCAGTTAAAGAATGGTGGGTTATTTAAGCACACAAGCGAGAACGGAGAAACACCTAGTAAAGATGAGGTGGACTTCCTAGTACAAAAAGAAAGAAACCTAGCGGAATACTATACAACAAGATTTATAGACCATATGAGTTTTAACAGTAATTTATTCCCTGAATATAACAATAACTCTGATGACGATGTGTACCCTGACAAAGATAGTTTATTTAATGGGTGGGTTTTATGAGAATGTACAAACCAAAAAGTAAGAATATAGTTAAACTAAAAAAGTATATAAATGCCAAACGAAATATATCACAAAAGCAATTGGGGAAACGCTAACGCAGGGGGGTTTGGCGATGTGTACTTTGATGCAGCAGCAACAAACAAGCTGTACAATCACTCTGACTATTACGAGAACTCTAACGGCACAGATAAGATATTAAGAGACTTAAGTAACAAAGCTAGTATAGTCTTAACACCTACTGCATATTCAGATGGTAGCTTAAATACTGTTATACCGCCTTATCAAGTATTGCCACAAGAATTAGTTACTAATGGAGATTTTTCTAATGGCACTACAAATTGGACACTTGATGATGCAAGTAATGGTAGTATATCAGTAGTTGATGGCAAATTAGAAATTGTATCTAACGGTGGCGCAGGTTATCCTGTTGTTAAGCAAGGCATTTCAACTTCAATAGGAAAAAAATATAGTGTTACTTTTAGTGTTACTAACAATACAACAGGTTTTTGGTTTAGAGTAGATAGTTCTGAAAGTGGTTTAGGAGGGTTTGAAACTTTTTATGCTAACGATAAAACTTCATCAATAAACTTTAAAGGAGAATTTACTGCAATATCTACAACATCTTATCTTAAAATATTTGCGGAACAAAATGATGCAGGTAGTTTTGAAATAGACAACATATCCATAAAAGAAATACAAGAAGCCGACTTTGACTTTACAAGAGGTTCAAGTGCTACAAGGGTAAACGAGCAGGGGCTTATAGAGGACGTACAGATATTAAGTGGAGAGCTTGTAACCAATGGTGGGTTTGACACAGATAGCGATTGGGCTTTTGGCACAGGGTGGTCTATTGCGAATGGCAAAGCGAGTTGTGATGGTAGTCAAACAGGTAATTCTGATTTATATCAATTAAATGTTTTTACAGTTGGTAAGCTATATCGTTTAACTTTTGATTTATTAGATTATTCCGCAGGTAACATAAGAATAAGATGCGGTACAAATACTGATGTTTTTAGATTTGCAAATGGTACATATACTGTTGAAATGATTGCTCAAGGAGATGCTGTTTTAAGATTGCAGGCAGATGCTAATTTTATTGGCTCAATAGACAACGTATCAGTAATAGAAATAACAGACGATACAGACTTACCAAGAATAGATTATACATCAGGGTTTGGTAGTTTATTGTTAGAGCCACAGAGGACTAATAGCTTACTTTATTCAAATTTATTCACTTGGTCAGGTTGGTCAAAAGCAGGTGCAGGTACAGGAAGCGCACCTACTGTAACAGGTGATTATGCAATTTCTCCTGATGGAAGTCAAAACGCATCAAGATTACAATTAGACAAAGGTTCAGGCACTACTACAAGTGATTATTCTTTTATGTACGAAACTGTTACAAGTGTAGGCACAGGTTCAATATCTATATGGATGAAAAGTAATGATAGTAATACATATCAAGTTGCTTTAAGAGAGTCAAACTTTATTGTTTGTGATGTAACCCCTGAATGGCAGAGATTTGAATTAAATAACCAAGCATCTACAAATGAAATTCAAATTATGTTAAGGGGTACTTATGGCACTTCTAATAATGCTGATATACTTATATATGGCGCACAACTCGAAGAAGGAAGCTACGCAACTTCCTACATACCAACAAACGGTTCAACAGTAACTCGCTCTGCTGACGTAGCAAACAATAGCGGTAATGCTGACTTAATAAACTCAATAGAGGGGGTTTTGTATGCGGAAATAGAAGGTTTTATTAGTACTGATACAGTAGAACAAAATAGATATATAACATTAACCAATGGAACAAGTAATCAAAGGGTGGCATTGTTGCTTGGTGGTAATACCAATCAATTAAGAGCAATCGTATATAGTAACACACAAGGTATAAATCTATCTTTTACGACATCATTAACTGATGTAAAGCAGTTTAACAAATTGGCAGTTAAATACAAAAGTGGAGATTATGCCTTCTTTTTAAACGGTACTAAAATTAGTAGTAGTTCTGAAACAAGTATTTTTACAGCAAATACACTTAATGATATAAGTTTTGATGTTGGTGGTGGTACACAACAATTTAGAGGTAAAACAAAAGAACTTGCAGTATTTAAAGAAGCATTAACAGATGCAGAGTTGGAAAATTTAACAAGTTGGGTTAGCTTTAAAGAAATGGCTACTGATTTAGAATACACATTAGAATGATATACGACAAGGCATCTTTAGTACAAATACCTAGTGGCTACAAAAGTGGTACACTATACTCTGTTGTGCCTAATACTGCTGATGGAGATTTTACAGTAACAGGTGACCCAGAGGGCGAAGCTACAAGAGTAAACAAAGACGGTCTTATAGAAAGCGTAGTAGCAGACCAAGCAAGATTAAATTATAACCCTTCTAGTCCACAAGACCCACATTTACTTTTAGAGCCTACAAGGACTAATAGCCTACCTGAAAGTCAAAACTTTTCTACTAATTGGGTTGCGGCAGGTTCAACCGTAAGCAGCGGTATATCTTCTCCTGATGGCGGTACAAACGCTTATTCTTTAATTGAGGGCACAGCAACAGGTGGTAAAATTATATATGATACAATAAGCGTAAGCGCAGGTAGTGTTACTTATAGTTTATTTATGAAAAAGGGCGATAAAAGATATACTGCCATATTATTAAGTGGTGTAGTTTCTACTTCAATGTTTAATGTTGATTTAGAAAATGGAACAGGCACAACTGCAACAGGTTCTTTTGATAGTACAAGTATAGAGGAATATCCTAATGGATGGTATAGAATTTCTGTTACAGCAACCGCAACAGCAGGAAACTTAAACTGTAATGTTTATTTAATGAATGGCGCAACCTATAACGACAGAAACTATACAGGAAACGGAACGGATAAAACGTATATTTTTGGCGCACAATTAGAAGCAGGAGACTACCCAACAAGCTACATCCCAACAAGCGGTTCAGCAGTTACAAGGACAGTAGACAAGTGCCTAAATGCAGGAGATGCTAATTTGTTTAACGACAGTGAAGGTACGCTGTTTGTTGATTTAGAAAACTTTGATGCAACAGTAAGGGAATTAACTTTGAGTTCTGGTTCTGCTGACAATAGGATAACAATTTTGTTCTATGGCAGCACTTTTGGCTCTCCAAATAGAATACGTTTTTATTTAACAAGTGATGGTTCTGTACAGGCAGATAGTTCATTTGCGGTATCATATACTTTTAATCAAAGAAATAAAATAGCTTTTAAATATAAACAAAACGACTTTAAAGCGTATATAAACGGCACACAAGTATTTTCTGATACAAACGGAAATACACCTATTGGTTTATCAGATTTTGAATTTTCTGACTTTAATGGCACTGGTGGTTTTATTGAAGGCAAAATACACCAAGCAATGGTGTTCAACGAAGCACTAACGGATAGCGAACTACAAACACTTACAAGTTAATTATGGCGAATACATTTAATTTAGGAAACGGTAATTGGGCAACAAAAGAGGAAGCACTACTTGCGTATAATGCCGAAAACGACAACTACAAACCACTACCTTTTGACTTTGACAGGGCATCAACTGCAACTGTTGTAAACAAGAATGGTTTAATAGAAACAGTAGGCACAGACGAACCAAGAATTGACTTTCTAAACAACACTAAAGGGCATTTGTTATTAGAGCCAAGTAGAACTAATTTATTTTCAAATTCTAATTTATTTACAAGTTGGGCAAAAGAAGCCACCGTTACTTTAACTCCCAATTATGGTATAAGTCCTGATGGTACTCAAAATTCTACAAGAATGCAAATGAGTGAAAATGATAGTATTTACGTAAGTACCACAAGTGGATTAACCGCAAGCGTTTACGTTAAAGGGTTACAAGGAGAAACTATAAGATTATCAAACGGTTCTTCGGTGATACACACATTAACGGGTCAATGGGATAGAATAGAAGTTTATGATAGCGGTTCAGTTTCAACCTTAATGACAATTAACACTTATTTAGGTGCAACCGCAAGAGACATTGAATTGTTTGGCGCACAAAGAGAAGCAGGAAGCTATGCCACCTCGTATATACCAACATCAGGAAGTACTGCTACAAGGAGTGCGGATAGTGCTAATGGTGCAGGTAACTCAAACGTAATAAACTCAACAGAAGGTACTTTATATACGGAAATAGAAGGTTTTATTAGTACTGATACAGTAGAACAAAATAGATATATAACATTAACCAATGGAACAAGCAATGAAAGAGTAGCGTTGTTGCTTGGTGGTAATCCTAATCAATTAAGAGCAATTGCGTATAGTAACACACAAGGTATAAATCTATCTTTTACGACATCCTTAACTGATGTAAAGCAGTTCAACAAATTGGCAGTTAAATACAAAAGTGGAGATTACGCCTTCTTTTTAAATGGAATTAAAATTGGTAGTAGTTCTGAAACAAGTATTTTTACAGCAAATACACTTAATGATATAAGTTTTGATGTTGGTGGTGGTACACAACAATTTAGAGGTAAAGTCAAAGATTTAAAAGTTTACAACACAGCATTAAGCGATAGCGAATTACAAGCATTAACAAGTTAATTTAATACAATGAAATATATATTTAAGAAATATGAATTTGAAAGCCAAGATTTGGCTGAAACAAGAATAGCTGCTTTACCACATACAGAAGATGAGGAAGGCAACGAACACCCTTCGCACAGCCATACGGTTGTTAAATTAGGTTATATCTTTACAGAGCAACCTACATTTGATGAAGATGGAGAACTACTAACGGAGGGAGTACAATCAGATATGTATTCTGTTGATGTTCTATGGAACGCATCAGAGATTACTGAAACTGATGAAGAAGGCAATCAAGAGATTGACTATCCTTATGGTTGGGTATCTAAAGAGATAG